TAAATAACTTGTCCACAAGACACGCATTGTTCGTGACCGTGGACAAATACAGTGTTTAATTTTTCTCCGCACCGCTCACAGCGCTTACAATGCACCCTAACCGAAGAAGTCTTTTTGTTTGTTTCGCTTATTGACATTTTTCTTGTGCTGACCGGGACGGCGAATCCGTTTCCGCTTGATACGAACATTCTCCACCTTCTTTGCCATTACGCTCTCTTATTGACTTTTTTAGCAGTGCTTGTGCGCCTGTATGACCTATTCTTAGCGGCTGAAACCACTTTTAAATTAGATTTCCTGTTATCACGCGGATTTCCATTTTTATGAGCCACGTCTTTACCATCACCCTTTTTGACCTTACCGGCGGCAAGCATTCTATTTCTTGCCGTGTTTCGACTGGCGCGGCGCTTCTTCTGCTCAGTCGTTGACTGATAGTTTTTGTATTCGCCTTTGTAGTTTCTTTTAGCAGTATTTGCCACGGGTCTTACCACGCTGTGCAATGCCGTCACGGCTCTTTTTAACAGCTCCACCCTTGTACATTGGAGTCATGCCTTGCATTTGATTTGCGGCCATACCTGCGCCAGCCTGTGGAGCGGCGTCTGCTGCCGGGCTAGCGGAGCCTTTTTTCTTTTTTGCAGCCTCAAGCATCATTGCTAATGGACTTACATTTTTCAGCCCTTTACCAACAGCACGACCGATCATGCCCTTGCCGCTGATTGCCCCAGCCAAAGGGCTTATTGACCCAAGAAGCTCACCGCCTCCGATCATCTTTTTAACTTTCTTTTTCATTTTATTGCCTTTCATTTGGCTCCCCATGGAAGCTCTTGATATTGTCATTTTATCCAACCAATAAATAAATGAGACACTGTACCTACGATACCGCCAACAGCAATCACGACCCAGAACGCGCCCTTCCATCTATTGGCCTGAGCTTTAAGCTCAGAAACCTCTTTATGGACATGGCGAACCTCATCCTGAACTTGAGTAAGTCTTTCCTCAAGCCTTGCTAGGGTTACTTCAACCTTCTCAGCCATCAGCACTTCCACCTTTTACGAGCCTGCCTGAGCCTGCTGTTTGGATTCTTTGCGGCCTTGGGGAATTGCTTCATTTGACCAGCGGATCTGGCGCAGAAAGACTTGCGGCGCTTAGCAGCGGTGCTACCGGGCTTTACCTTGCCTGTGACTGCCGTCTTTAGCTTGCTGCCGGGGTTTGCCTTGCGATAGGCGGCAACGCCCTTCTTGGTCATCCCCGCGCCCTTTTTGGTGGCGCGAAAATTACCAGACTTCACAGAGGTTTTGATGGGCGTTTCTTTTTTACGCGGCACTCAAACCTCCTATTTATAAAAGAAGGTTGCGCTGGTTATGTTTGTGTATGTCGCGTGAATATCTGTTTCAAAAAGGACGCCCTCATCTGGGATCATAAGATCTCCAGTTGAGTTGGCGTGAAAGTCCAAAGTCAAAAGAATAGTGCCAGCGGCACCCCCGTCTCTAAGGACTATCTTTCCTGTAGACCCGGCTGAATGATAATGAACACCAGCCAAGCGTCTTCGACCACCCGCAACTGTACCAGTAGCGGTGACATAACTTACGTTTACATCAGAACCTGACATGACAGCCTCCTATTAAGCGGTTGCTGTTGCGCCAGTGTCTACACGAATCCAGTTTGCACCGTCAGAAAACACAAGGTTGCCAGTACCATTACCCGCAGTTTCAGCGACCTTGCGGGCGTCAGAGCAGAAGATAATCCGGCCAGTATTGGCAGTAGCTGTGGGGAGATCGGCAAATGCGATGCCAGTAGATGTGAAGCCGTTGTTAGAAATAATCGGCCCCGAAAAAGTAGTATTAGCCATAAGGAACTCCTTGTCTTGGCAAATGTCAGCCACACCATGTGACTGTCAAGGTTCCTATACATTATAGCAAAAGAAAGGGCGCCCCGAAAGACGCCCTATCAAAAGTTTGTACCCTAGTATTATTTAGGCACCCGGTGAACCGTAAACGCCTAGTGGGTCTGACACGCCGAAGCTGTAACGCTCACGGGCCTTGTAGCGAACATTGCCTGTGTCAAAGTCACCATCCATAGATGTTGACATTGCTGTACGGACAAAGTGCTTCATGCCGTTTGGAACATCCGTGGTCAGGAAGAATGCATCGTTGTCAGTCAGGTAGTGATTGACGCGGAAGCCCTGTGGGATTGAACCATTTGAGCGAAGAGCGTTGATGTCGTTATCGGCTGTGCCGACACGCAAGTCTGTCTGAAGCAGACGAGTTGCAACGAACATCAGTGCTGGCGGAACGATGAGCTTCTGTGGGCGAGCAGCAATCAACAGGCCGCGCTCGTCAACGAAGGCAGCAATGTTAATGACAGCATCTTCCAATGAAGTCTCGTTCAGGTCAGCGTTAACCGCAGGACGGTTACCATTGACGCCACCCTGTACTGTTGGGTGTGAAGTGTTGAACAGGGTTACACCATCGCCAGACTGGAAAGTGGTGAAGCCGTTGTTCAACAAAGAAGCTGCTTTGACCTGCTTTGTGTAGGCCATAGCGCGGGCAAGAGCCTTTGTGTAACGTGCTGAGAGCGCGTCATACAAATTGTCTTCCATAGCTTCTTCGGTTACAGAGAAGCCCATTGCCACTGTTTCGTGGTTGTAACGGGCTGTGAAGGACTCTTGCGCGTTGTCGTAAGAAATCGCTGAACCTTCTGGTTTTACAGGCGCTGCGCCAAAACCAGACAGTTTGACCTCTTCCTCAAAGCTACGCTCTGAAGTTTCGGTTTCATAGATTTCCGCATGTTCGTTTTCGTACTTTTCGTACTCCATGCCGAACAATGCGTTAAGACCCGGCAGTAGTTCCTTCAGGAGTTGTGCGCGTGAAATAGCCATCAGTTACACTCCTTTAGGCTGCGCCAGCAGCTGTGGTGAGCTGATGGTAGTTGAACTTACAAACCAGAATTGGGTAAGCTGAACCCTTCTCATCGCCTTCATGGCCGCCCAGATAATCAATTACCTTGATTGGGTCTGTAGCGGTTGTAGCAAGTTCTGAGATGTCCAAAGCTACACGGCTGATCTTGAGATCAGTGTTTGGTGCAGTTTGTACCAGAGTACAGTTCTTACCGTAGATGTCACCAACGTTAGCTGGCGCACCGTCTGCTTGGATTGCAAACAGAGTATTCGGGTCATCTACGACAAACGCCATTGCATCAGATGCAACGGTGCCTGAGGGCCAAAGCTGAGAAAAAATCTTTTGCTTTGTATTTGGGTCGGTGTATGAACACCCAATAAATACGCCTACGATATCAATCGCAGCTGTACCTACTGCGGCCTGCTTTTCAATTGTGGTGGCTGTACCACCGTCAACAAGGTGGACAATATCGCCAGTTGCGATGTTGACACCATATGCAGATGCGATTGGATACTGGCGGAAAACTTCCTGTGAACCATTATCCAAGCGACCAATTGGGCGCAGACCGAAGGGAGCGGCTACTGAAGACATAATCATCTCTCCTTCTGAAAAGCCATTGTAAAAACGGTAAGCGCCCTGTTTAGGTTACTTACCAAACGATGTTTTCGTAGACCGTTCTGGATTCAGAACAGGCATACGAGGATCTGATTGTCTGAGATAGTTGTTATCTACAGAATCAATCTGCTGTGCGTTCATCTCATCGTGAGCTTCACGGCGAGATTCCACATATTCGGTTGAGTTCTCGCAAAGTAGCAATCCTCCAACCTCAACATTACCTTGAAATCGAGAGTCGATATCAGGCAACACTTGTAATTCAGGATGATCTTCTGCCTTAACTGGCGTCCAACCCTCACGAAATTTAGACGAAACATTGGTGTTATCTGCGTTACCCAAGGTTGATGTGCGAATCCAGCGATATTCAACACCATCGCGTGGTTCGGGGGTAGGCAGCATGCCCGGTCTTTGCCAAGTTTTTTTGCGAGCCGTTACTTCACGGGACTCACTTGAGCGTGGGGTTCTGTTAGACATTTGATGACTCCTTCAAGAGTTGCGCCGCATATTGTTCTGCCGAAAGGCCAAGGCGCTTGGCGAGAGCGACTTGTGTTGAGGTCAATTGCACTCTGCGTGATTTTTTTGCACTCCGACCTGCGGGGGCAACCACGGAACCAGCTTGACGAACAGGTGCAGCCTCAACTTGCTGCCCGCCAAACTTGTCTGGAAACCGTTGACGCATAGATTGGTCAATACGGTTATAATACTCATCTGCCTGTGATTGTGGGTTGATGCCCTGTCTTACAAGGGACTCATGCACACCAAAGGCATATCCTGTCATTTCTGAGTCATTGCCGAACCATTCGTTCTCTGATGCCCACGCCTTTGTTTTTGCGTCTGGCTCTGGAACCTTTGGCTTCCGCTGCAACTGAACAGGCTCTTCCTGAACTTGTTGCGGCTTTGGCTTATAAGACTCAACTCTAAACTTTTCATTTTGAAGGCTGTTAAGCTTTTCCTGTGCATCAATAAGCTTATCAGGATCGCCTGTCTCATAGGCTTCTTTATAAGCTGCTTTTGCACGGTCAAGCTCTGCCTCAACTCGACTTTTGGCCTGCTCAACAAGAACACCTTCACCCTCTTCTAGGGTTTTGCGTAGCTTTTGATTTTCCTCGTATACCTTACGGGCGTAATCAACTGCCTCATCTTGTAGCCTCGCGGCCTCTTCCTTGCGGCGGCGCTCCTCATGATACTCAAACTTTAGCTGCTTAATGCGCTTTTGCACATTCTCGCTATAGTTTGCAATCTCATCGTCTTCCGGTATCTGCGCTTCCGCATCATCTGCGCGGCGAGGCTTGTTCTTGTCCTCGTCTGGGGTATCATCAATGATGTCTACCTCAAACTCAGTATTATCCAAGTCCACCTCAGTTAGATCTTCTTCAATTTTTTCAGCTGTATTATTCATGCTCTTGTGTATCCCCTTGGGTCATCGACAACAGCCTCAACGGTGTCGTCATTGATAAGACGGAACTCCTGCTTATCAACCTTAAACCTTGTGCCGGAATAAGATCGAAAAATCACGAAATCACCTTCTTTACAGTAAGGGCCGTTAGGAAACTTTTCAGGATCCTTATACGCGTCAAGCCCAACCTTCACTACAAATCCAATCACTGATGCAGTTTGCTCTGCGTTTTTCAGTGAATCAGGCATGTAGATTCCAGATTCTGTTTTTTCTTTAACCTCAAGTGGCTTAATCAAGAGTTTGTAGCCAGATGGTTCTGGTATTTTTCTAGCAGTTGAATCTTCAACTGTTTTTTCAGCAGAATACATTTCTGTTCCTTTTGCAGTGATTCAGGTTCACAGTACCTCGCAGGGCTTTTGCCCTGAAAGTCTCCACATTCACAATATAACGCATAATCTTCCTTCGCGGAAGTGTTAGTCTTTTTCGTATCTTTGCTCCA